CCACGATCGTGATGATCGTGATGCTGCCGGCGCTCCCGAGCGGGATGGCGGAGGCCGCGACGCCCGAGGCGACGACGTTCCCGTTGACCGTGATGACCCCTGCACTGGCGGTCGGCGTGACGATGATCGACGTGATGCCCGTGAGGACCGTCGCGACAAAGTCATACACGGACCCGGATGGCGCAGGCGAGATGACCGCGGAGTTGTTCAAGGCGAAGAACGGAGTCGTGAGCCCGGTCGAGGCGGTCAGTCCCAGCGATGGTACGCCGGTGACCTTGAGCGTCACGGAGAACGGGATTGGAGCATCCAGGGAGAACTCCGCCGGCTTGAAGTTCTTGAGGAACGCAGTGAACGTCCATGCCGCGCCCAGAATTGCCGGGAAAGCGATGGTGCAGGTGCGGGTCGCCGCCGTTATGGAGTCCGTGTTCATCGCCAGCTGCCCGGGCGAGTCGGCATAATCGAAGTATCCCTCGACGGAAATATCCGACACTTCGCGGAGCCCGGCGATGAATTGCTTGAACATCGATGCTGACTGATGCGTGGTGATTTCGACCGCCTCCGTCGTGATCTCGACCCCGCCGATCTTGGTCAGCCCGGCAACGGACGCGCCGTTCCAGGTGAAGGACGCGCCAAAGCCCAATGTCTGGTTTGCCATGGTTCTTTCACTCCTTTACATAGGTGATCCCGAACTCGAGATCGACGGTCTCCACCTGGACAATCCCGTCCGGTGTCACGTCCAGAGACTCCCATTCGGAGTCCAGCTGGATCTTCTGCACGGTGATTCCGGACATTGTGCCGTGGTAATCGCACAGCGCGGTCTTCAGCTGTTCGGCGACAGCACGGGCCGTGGCCTGTGTGCTCGCCTGCGCGGAGAACTGCAGCACGGGTTGCTCCACTTTCAGCTGGCCCTTCAGGTCGTGTATCTTCACGTCGCTGACGCCGAGGATGACCACGGCAGGAAGAATCGTCCCCTGGGGCAGCTGATGGTAATGGATCCGGTTCGAAACCAGAGCAGCCAGTCCGGGTTGCGCGAGGAGGTAGGCCATGATGGCTTCCCGGAACAGCATCGTCAGACCACCTCCTTGCAGGAGAGCCGCATCTCGAAGTGCCGGAACCCGACATCGTCGACGTGCAGGACCTCGAAGACCCGGCCGGCATAGACCACACGGTTCAGTACGGTGATGCCGGAGTTGCGACGCACTTGGAAAACGACCTCGGTGTCCGCGACCAGTCGCTGGGCAGCGCGGTACTCGCTGCCCTTCTCGTCGAGCTTCCCGGCGCTGATCGTCATCGTGGTCGTCCAGGTCTCGATGGGCTCGTTGTAAGAGTCGTACGCCACCGTCTTCGACTGCACATCGATCCGGAGCGGTAGATCGCCTGCGCGGATCATCCGAACTGCCTCACGCGCCAGGGTCCCAGCAGTGCCGCGGACACCGCGTCGTCGCTGATCGGCACTCCGCCTTCGCGGTTCGCGTTGAACTGCGACGCACGCCACAGGACGCTCTGCTTAAATGGTGCAGGGATGTCCGCAGCGGCGTACCCGCAGGTGTAGGCGAGATTGATCTGGCTTGCGTCCCACGGCCATGCCTTGCCCACTGCCGGGACGACGAACGCGGTGTCGTCGAACGCTCGCAGCACGAAGTCCGACAGGGTCAGCGACACGGTCGCACCGGTACTCGCCTGGATGTAGCTGACAGCGGTCAAGGTAATCACCGGCACCCAGGGAAGCGCCACCCCGTCAATGAAGCGTGGCAGGTCCCCGCCGCGGATGTGGTAGACGATTGCTCCACGGATCAGCATCCGGCGCGTGAACTCCTCGACTTCCGAGCGTGCCGCCGTGATGAACCCGGCCAGCAGCGTGTCGTCGGTCGTGCCGTCGATCCTGCCGTTCGCTTTCAGCTCGGCCACAGTGACGGGCTCCGTGCCCGTGTTGGCACCTCGAACGACGTCGCGCATGGGTCTCTTCCTCCATTGAAGTTGGGACCGGCCCGGTGAGAGGTTTTGTCCCACCGGACCGATCGGGTTTGAGAACTCGAGGCTTCAGGTCAGTCAGCGACGGCGGACGGGGGCGTGGCACCGGAGAACCGCGGGATGGTCAGGACGTAGCTCGCTGCCGTGATGTTCGCGGCGTTGGACGCACCAGTCTTCACGCAAATGCAGTCGAAGCCGTTGTTGATGTCGAGGGTCGCAGGGTCAATCTCGAACACGACCTTCTTAACCTTGACCGCCGCCGAGGTCGTGAAGTCGACCGCGTCCGTCTGGCGGACGAGCGTGTCGGTCGTGGCGCAGTCCTGGTTGGCCCAGATGGGCACCGCGACCGTGATCACCTTCGACCCAGTACCCGCGACAGCGGACGCCTGCTCGATCGAGATGGCCATGGTCGCGGCGTTCGCCTGGTCGATGTCGACCATGACAAAACAGCGGCCGTAGTTCTTCAGCGACACGTACGCGCCGGTCAGCGCGGCTCCGGCCTGCGGCTTCAGCGCGGTGACCAGCTTGGTCTCCTGGGGGAGACAGAATGCAGCACTCATAGGGGTTGTTCCTCCTTCATTTCATCAAGGGCAAGACGATGGGGCTTTTACGGTTACAACCGACAAACCCGGTTGTTTTACCGAGTTTGTCGGTTATAACCATAGAACTTCAGGCTCAGCGTGCGGCGAGCGTGACGAACGGGGACAGGGTGTTGCTGCCCTTGTGCGCGGTCAGCGCGGTCTTCCAGGTGGGCGCGCCGTTCACGCGGTACACGAACCGGAACGCCATCTCGTCGGTCGTGAACTTCACATGGATCGAGGAGTCGGTCTTGGGCTCGCCCTTGTCGATCAGGAGGTACTGGGACAGGTCGACCAGGAGGATGTCGCCCACATCACCGACCGTGGAGCACTGCTCGACGGGGATGACCGGCCGGCCGAACAGCGTGCCGTAGGGGGAGTTGGCCAGGGAGTTGGCGGGCATGTACGCCGGGACCGTGCCTGCGGCGTTCGGGAACGCCATGGCGAACAGCGTGGGCTCCACGTCCTGGTTGATCAGCCACACGGAGCTGGCGCGGCTCCGGGACCACATCCGGGACCACATCTTCGTGAGGTTGGGGAAGTTGACCGTGTCCGCGGTCTGACCGCCTTCCGCGGCGACCGTGACGAGGCAGGGGGCGTTCAGGATCCCGAGGGGCTTCCCCACTCCGTCGCCAGAGAGGATCGCGGAGTCCGTCTGGAACGCGAGCTCCTCCGCGAACGCGTCGGGGATGAACGAGCCCAGAGCCGTGGTGTCGCCCAGAAGCTCGTCGGACGAGTAGCAGAGCGCGATCAGCTTCTGCAGGTCCAGGGCGAACTGGCCGAACGCCGGCTTGGTCGCCGTCAGCGTGCCACCCTCGGCAGCCCAGTAGGCGCGCACACCACCGAGGCGGCTGCCGTCCGCGCGGCTGGTCTCATCCACCGTGGGGATCCGGATGCCGTTGAACGCGGCGCCGATCCCGACCCGCTTGCACCGGCTGGCCAGCACGGCACGGTCGTAGGTCCTGCGCATGAGGTCGCCGACGAACTCCTGGGGGACGAGGAACCCGCCCTCGCTGGAGATCCCTTCGTTCAGGCCCGACGCACGCGCCTCCCACAGCCGGTTGTCGCGCTTGCCCTGTGCTTCGCCGGCGACGGCGGTCAGGAACTCGCCCAGGCCGCGGAAGACCGGCTTCGGCGCGCTCGGTGCGGGTGCGGGCGTGGGGATGGGCGCGGGACCGGGCAGGCCCTGGCTCATGCGGTACACGGCCTCGGCAGCGTCGGCGTCCTCGAGATTCTTCTGCACCTCGGCGCGCTTGTCGGTGAGCGTCTGGCGCTCCGCGTCGGTGAACCCGCGCTTCTCGTCGGCGGCCTTCGCCACGACCGCGTTGCACTCGTCCAGGAGCGATCTGGCCTGGCGTCTGTAGTCATCGAATCCCATGAATGGTTACCTCCAGTTCCTTGAGGCGCTCGGCCTCCAGTTCGGCTTCCCACGCACTATCGGTGGGCTCGGCCGGGTCGGTGTTGTCGTCGGGGGTCGGGTCGTCGGGCAGGGGATTGTCGATGGTCGGGATGCTCTGCGCGTCGAAGGCGGCACGGGCTTCAAACGCTCGAGCGGAGATGCTGGTGCCTTCGTAGGCCGGGAACGTGACCGGGGACACGTCGAACAGCCGAGCCTTCGTGATCTCCCGGACGTCCACGCCATCCCTGCGGGACCACACCTCGTCCTCCACGGTGAATGCGAACGACATCTTGTCGATGCCGCCTTCGCGGACCAGCGTAAGCACTTCACGGCCGGTCGGCGTGTCATAGGGTCGGATGGTCACTTTGAGCCCCGACCGGTCCTCGTGCATCCGTAGTCCCCCGCGGCTGCCGTCCGGCTTCACGTTCCGGGCGAGCACCTGGCTGGGGTCATGGTTCCAGAGCGCATACACCAGGTCCCCGCGTTTCAGCGTGTCCGTGAACGCGCCGGGCCGGATCCGCTCGCGCCAGAGACCGGAGATGTCCGCGTCCTGGTTGAACACCGCGGCATACCCTTCCAGGGAGTCCCCGGCAGTCGGGTCATCCGCCGCCCGGTACTCCAAGGTCGTCGCCAGCGTCCGCTTCTCCAGCTGTGGGGTCGGCGGGCTGTGGTTCGTCTGTTCCGGTTCCGTCATTTATGGTCCCTCCCCTCGTGTTGGCCGGCTTCGCCTCCATGGCGGTCTTCAAGG